GTTCACGTCCTCCGTGATGCCGGTCATGATCTTGTGCATGCCCCAGGCCTCGCGGATCCGGTCGCCGCCCGTGGACATGAGGTTGGCGAAGTCCATGTCCTTGGGGTTGGTCGACGTCGGGACGAAGGTGACGCCTTCCAGGACCGCGACCCGGTGCGCCCGGCTCACGCCGCGGTGCGTCTCACGCCACCGGTCGGTCATCTCGTCCCACTCCTCGTCGCTGACCCGGTGGTCCACCGACAGCACGCCGTCCGGCCGGGCGCTGTTGACGAAGAAGTTCCGGTTGTACTCCGACGCGTACTTGACGCCCTCGATCTCGGTCAGCACCGACTGCACCGGCCCCGTGCCGCCGTAAGGGTCGAGCGGGTCCGGCAGCGGGTTGAAGATGACCTCGTTCACCTCGAGCGGTATCCGCTCGCTGCCCGATGGCGAGGTGTAGATCCAGCCCTTCAGGTACAACTTCGGGTCGGGGACGGGGAATATCCGGTCAGGGCGCACCGGCCATATGCCCACCGGCATGCCTGCCATCTGGGTGATCACCCAGTGGCACTTGCCGGTCAGTTCCTGGTACAGCTGGCTCAGCTCGAACAGCCGGAACCGGCTCCAGAAGCGGTTGGGCCGCTGCAGCAGGGCCAGCGCCGGATGCTGGATGACTTCGGTGCGCTCGTCGGAGCCCTGATCGGAAGTCGTGTACCGCTGGCGGCCGTCCTGGCGCTGCTTGCGGAACAACTTCCACACGGGCTTGGCGGTCGCCCGCGCCAGCAGCCCGGCGTTGGCAAAGGTCGTGCCGTTCTGGCCGTAAGCGCGCAGGAACGCCTCATCGGGTGCCCCGCGGCCGGTGACCGGCAGCGTCCGGAACACGCTCTCACCGATAGGCACTGGCGGCCCGGGCGGGGCTACGGTGGCGAGGGCTTTGCCGAGCAGGCTGCCCATAACGCCACCCGCAGGTCATCAAGCGCGGCCGTCAGGACCGGCATCTGCCCCCGGAACCACGCGTCCAGGGGCTTCGGGTCGCCGGGGAGCTTCGCGGCGAGCCTTTCGGGGACGATGACGTGGCTGGCGAGCTTGTCGGCCAGGTCCCGCACCTGCTCCGGGGTGGCACCCGGGAGCTTCCCCGCGGCCAGGACAAGGAACTGCAGCCGGTAGCGTTCCGGGATCCCCTCCAGCCCGGACACGGACCGCCGGCGCAGCCTGGCGAGCCCTGCGATCCGCCGCAGGCGGGTGCGGGACCGGGCCGGGGACTTCGGCGGGGGCAAAAGCAGCGAGAGTTCCGCCATCTGGCGCCGGGCATCCCACTCCCCGGGCATCAGTCGTCCCGGACCTTCCACTCCAGGATGATCAGCAGCGGGGCTGCGACGATCCACACGGCCGGGTGCCAGACCTGGAACATGCCGGTGTCGAACGCAGCGAAGGCCACGACGGTCGTCACGTGGTCGCCGATGCCTTTGACGATGGCCTCGGTGCGGCGGCGGGTCTTCGGGTTGCGTTTGAGCGTGGCGATTGCCTTGCCGAGCAGCGACCGCGGCCGGGCACGCCCAGCCTGGAGTGTCGCGGTCGTCATGGCGGTCACCCTACCATTTCGGTTGTCCGAAACCTACAAATCTGTGTGTCCGTAACTAGGATTCGCTTGTGGGAAACCTCCAGCACACGCCGGGGATGTGATGGCACCGCTCCGCGACGCCAGCGAACTGCTCTGGCCCGCCGTCCAGGAGACGCTGGCCGCTCTCGACCTCGGCAGCGAGCACGCCGCCGCGCGCAGGCTCGCCCAGCGTTACGCCCAGGTCATCGACGGCCTGCCCGACCACGACGAGTACACCAGCGAGCGCGCCCACGATCAGGCCTGGGCGCTCCGGTGGATAGGGCCGCTCCTGCTCGACGCGCTCGTTCAGCTCGGCGCCACTCCCGCAGCCCGTGCCGCGATCGATAAGACCGTGAAACCGGGAGGAGGCAGCCAGCCCGATGCCCCCGAAAGCCAGCTTGACCGGCTCCGCGCCTCCCGCGCTGCGCGCCGCGCCCCGGGGCATTAAGGGCAAGACCACCCCCAGGCTTTTCACGCCCCCGCTGCGGCCCCTCAACCGCCACACGAGCGACGGCTACGACGTCTGCGACTTCGCCGAGATGTCTGGCGAGCCACTGTTGCCCTGGGAACGCTGGGCGGTGATCCATGCACTTGAGTTGCTGCCCGGCGGCGACTACCGGTTCCGCATCGTCATCATCATCGTTGCCCGGCAAAACGGAAAAAGCACACTCAAGCGCACGGTAACACTGTGGCGTATGTATATGCAGCCTAAATGCCGCATACTCGGCATTGCTCAGGACCTGTCGCTGGCCCGGGACCAGTGGCAACTCTGCCAGGAAACCATCCACGAATCCCCTGACCTGGAAGCGGAGTGGGGGAACGTCCGCAACGTCAACGGCGACGAGAGGTTCTGGCTCGCCAACAAGGCCCGCTACGCCATCAAGGCCCCCAACCGGAAGGCCGGCCGCGGCGGCAGCAACGACGAAGTCAACATTGATGAGCTGCGCGAGCACCACGACTGGAAATCATGGGCCGCGGTATCCAAGACCACCCAGGCCAAGGCCAACGGCCAGATCTGGTGCATGAGCAATGCGGGGGACGACCAGTCCGTGGTGCTCAACCAGCTCCGCGACTCGGCCCTCACCAGCCGCGATCCCACGATCGGCCTGTTCGAGTGGTCAGGGGAATACGAGGACGACGGCAGCCGGTACTGCGACATAGACGACTGGAAGCAGATCGCGCAGGCCAACCCCGGGCTCGGCTACATCATCAGCGCCGCGGCCATCCGCACGTCCATGGCCGACCCGCCCGAGATCTACAGGGCGGAAGTCCTGTGCCAGAGGGTGCGGCATCTGTCCGGCGCGATCGACATGACCGCCTGGGCGGCCTGCTGCGACCCGTCTGTGACCATGGACAGCCTGCGCAAGCGCCTGGCCGTCTGCTTCGACGTCGCCCCCGACGGCCGGCACGCCACCCTCGCGGTTGCGGCCAGGACTACTGACGGCCGGGTACGCGGTGAGATCGCGGCGGCGTGGCCCACAGCAGAGGCCGCGCGCAGCGAGCTCCCGGAACTGCTGACCCGCATGAAGCCCGCAGTCATCGCCTGGTACCCGTCCGGTCCCGCCGGGGCCGTCGCCCCGGTGTTCCGCGATCCGGGCCGCAAGCCCGTCAAGCTCGAGGACGCCGCATCAGGCCGCCCCTCCTACGTCGACATCACCGGTGCCACCGTCAACGAGGCGTGCATGGGGCTGGCCAGCCTCGTCAAAGGCCGGATGGTCCTGCACAACGACGACCCGCTGCTCAACAGCCACACCGGAGCTGCCGCGCCGCTCAAGTCCGGGGACGGCTGGCGGTTCGCCCGCAAGATGCCAGAGAAGGCCAGCGAGGAAGCAGAGGCGCAGGAGGACGCGCCGAGGGGGCACGTGGACGCGGCCTACGCTTTCGCCGGGGCGGTCCACTATGCGCTGCTGCTGCCTGAGCCGAAGCGCGCTCGTATCCGGCTGCTCGCCAGCTGACCAATCCCGCCGGAGGGCCATCCTCCCGGCCATCCCTGCGCGGGGTGGTCACCCTCAGTAGCGATGGTGACCAATGGCCTACGTCACGCTGCGTAACATTGGCAAGCCGACTCGGACAAAAGGGAGGGAAACGGGCGCCAAAGACAGGCTCTGGCCTAGAAAGGCACTGGACTTCGAGCTGTTGTATATCTGCAGGTCAGAGGCATGATAATGAGGCTAAACGATCATAGTCGTTAGCGAGGTGCAACGACTTTTCCTCATGTTTGTGCAGGTCAGAGGCATGTCTTTCTTCCCGGCAACAGACAGCCGAGCGTGTCGGTCGCTGCTGTCACGATCTGTAGTTTCCGCAGGTCACCACGTTGTCGCTGGTCTTGCCTCAGACTCGGCATGATATGACGCAGTGTTACTGCTCTCTGCCATCCACTGGTCAATGGCGGCATGCCAGGATGCTGGCCGGTTCTCGCTGGCCCTCCTGTGCAACTCGGCTGGCTCGGCAGTGCAGGTGATAATCCTGGCTCCGGCGTTCCGGTACTGCCACCGGCGGCGTTCGCCTGGCGATGTGTCCGCGATCCATACCCGGCGTCCGGCCTGGTGCTGACCGATCGCTTCCTTGATGGCAGCGTGCCTGGCCTCGGCTGCGACAGCGGCGATATGCGGACTGTGGCCGTGTGTTACCTGCGATCCGAGCGCCTGGGCGATCTGGTCGAAGTCGATCACGATGTCGTCTGGCATCGCATGCTGGCGGATGTATGTGCTCTTTCCGGCGCAGGGCGGTCCGGTGACAACGGTGAGCATGCTTACCAGGCCGTAGCTGGCTTCGGCTCAGGATCGGGTGGGGGCGCTGGCCGGCGCCAGCGATTCCGCCAGCCTCCGCCCTCCTGGGCGGTCTTGCGCTTGTGGCAGGGTTCGCATGCCCCGCGCAAATTATCGAGCTGGTGCGTGCCGCCCTTGGCGGCCGGGATGACGTGGTCGCACTCGGTGGCCGCGCCCCGGCAGATGTCCGGGTAGCGGATCTGGCAGCGCCAGCGGTCGCGCTTCATGGCCTTGGGCCGGTTGGCCTTGTAGACCGGGTCGGAGTAGGTGGCGCTGGAGCGGCGCTTCTCCTCACGGTCGGTGGTCCAGGGCATGGGTCAGCCCGTGCTCTGGCTGCGGACCGTTTCGATCTCGCCTGGCGTCATCCGCTCCATGTGCGGCTTGCCGCCAGCGAAGCGGACGCAGATGCGGTAGCCGAGGAGCCGGTCATCGATGCTGGGCTCCCACTTGTCCGGGTCGTCGTCGTCATCCGTGACCATTGCGCCGCGGATCTTGCGGTACCAGTCCAGGTCCATGACCCAGACTGGCTCGTAGAATGCGCGGCGCAGCTCGTGGTACAGGTCCTTGATGAACTCGGCGGCGACAGGCAGTTCCGTGCCGCTTGGGCTCACGGCTGGCAGGGTGGTCATCGTTTTACCTTGCCGCACAGCTGGCAGTGTTTGCCAGCGGGCCGCACGAGCGCGTACAGGAAGCCTGCGGGCTGGAGGGTGAGGCACCAGGTTCCCGCTGCGGAGCCGACATGGACGTGCTCACCGCCGCGGGCATGCTCCTCGGCGAGGAGACACTGTATCTGGCTGCGGCCGTTGCGTCGGCTGACCGTCCACGTCGCCCCGTTCAGGAGCGCAGACGCCGCCCGTTCCTGCCACGGCGTCAGCGTGGTCCCGGCCACGTCAGCCAGCCGCCGCAGGACGGCACCGGGAGCGGCTTGCAGCGGCTCGCCCGGTCCCGTCCTGCCAACCTCGCGGCTCACCAGTGATGCAACTCCCTGGCCAGTGCCCGGAACTCACCAGCCAGCCAGCGCGCGTGGGCTGCTGAATGCTCAGCAGCGGGGCTGACGCTGCCGTCGGCGTTCGGTGCCTCCAGCGCCGCGGCGGACTCGTCCAGTTCGGCAGCGCGGTGGCCGAGCGCGTTCTCGACCGGCACGATGTGGGCCAGCAGGTGCGGTGCGGGATCTGGGTGGCGTTGTGGTCCGGCTGCCATGGTCACATCACCCCTCGGGCTCATTCGTCAGCGAGACAGCAACGACTGGCGCCGGGGTGCCTACGATCTGCTGGAGGCACGCGTCCGCGTCATCAATGACGTAGCCGTTGATCCTTCGCCCGCGATGCGCTCCGTTCATGACCTGCCGCCAGGAAAGCGGCTGCGGGATGTCGAGTCCCAGTTCCCTGGCGCGCTTTGCGACCATGCCGGCCATCTCGGCGCTAGCGCAGATGACGACCAGATGCCGGTCGGCAGCGAGCTTGATCAGCTCGTGCGTCTTGCCGCCACCGCGCGGCTTTGCGTAAACCTTCACGACTCAGATCATCCCGCAGAAACGCCACAAACGCTCGCAGGTGTGGCCGTGGTCGACCAGCCAGCAGCCCAGGGTGGTCAGCTGCTTGCGGCACCAGAGGCGGAACAAGACGCGGCGAGGAAGCGGCAGTGAGCGTGTCCAGCGGTTGCGGTAGGGGTTCCACCACAGGTACTCGCCTGTGGCTGCCGCATGCTCGAAGCGACGGCGTAGCTCGTCCAGCCACGCCTCCGCCGGGTCACTCACAGGACGTTCTCCGCAGACGTGACGGTCTCAGTGGTGCGCCGCATCCAAGGCAACTCGTCGCCAGGATCAACTCCATCTGCCGGGAGGCAGTAACCGCTGCCCTGCCCGACGCCGAACGCCGCAAGGAACTTAT